GGCATTTCTTTTGTCATCAGCTTACCCAGGACAATCCCCCGATAAAGGGCGCGGACGTTCTGGGTCGAGCACCCCATACAGGGATGGATGCAACTCATCCCCGGGTTCAGAAAACGTTGCATGGGAGCAATTCAGTAAGACTCCTTTTCAGTCCGCTAAAGGGCTGCAGACACCTATAAGAAAAGAAAGAAAACCGAAGGTGTATAAATATCCGGTTATAAGAGATCACAGAAATCCTGTGTATCCCAAAGTTACTTACAACATTCCATTGTCTCACTCATTTACTAAGGAAATTGTTGATGCGGTTTCTCTGTATCATCCTTGTGAGTTGGAAAAGTTGAAAGTACCTTTTGTGGACAACCAACATCCGTACTGCGCCGCCATGCGTTCAATAGTGGAAGCGTGGACGATTAATGCATTGATCACTGAATTAAGTGAGAATAAGGTGGAAGACCGGATGCTATTGGATGTTGGAGGAGCTGCCAAACGTCATATGACTCAAGGCAGGGATTACGTATGGTCATGTATTCCCAGGTTTGACGCGCGTGATTTTATTCGCACGTTCAAATTACCTGAAGGGAATCATTGCAAACACTTATGGAAGGACTGCGACTGCCACAATTATGCAGCTTCTTTCAGTGTTCACTCACTGTATTACATAGAGGAAAGGCAAATGTTGGAGAGTTTACTTTCCCAAAGCCATCCTGTGCATTATGCAGTAGTTCATTTTTATGAAGGCGTCAAGGGCAGCTTGATGATGGGTGAGATGCAATTTGAACGCAAATCGAATGATTTGTTAGTAATGGCCAATGGTAATTTAACACCTTATGTTCACAGAAACACGGATTGGATGCGCAAAGGACACTACTCTTGCGATCTTGGCACCCTAGAATGGGATTTGGCCAGGTCATTTGGGGATGTGAAAGTATTGAGATTCGTTGCTTCCAGCGAAAAGTATGCAGATCCAGTGGCTCAATTAGTTGAACCAGTGGCTACTGTAGTGCAGGAGCCGGTAGACGAATTAGTGATATTTTCACAAATTGTTAATTCTAGTTTAAATTATGGAGCTGAAATTAACCCTCGAAATTTATCCACATTCCTGAATAAAGTTGGCCGTAAAGGCAACGAATTTGGGGTGGATAATGCAAGATTGGTAGCCTATGCTGCCGAACGTTATTTGGATCAACCAGTGATATTGCCCGAAATCACAGCTAAGTTTGTGAGTAAGGCAAAAGACAAGAGTTATAGGCTAAAGTTCGGATTGGATCAAATTGATTGGCCATCCCTGCTTTTTATGATTTTTCTCTTGTTATCATTATATTTAGTAGCACTCAACTCAGATGCCTCTCCTTGGACATTTGGATTGATGAAATCTTGTCTTAGGAATCCTATATTAGGAATTTCTGTGATAATTTTGATTTCAGTTGTGATGATAAATAAAGGTTGGTTTAGGTTGCGTGGAAATAAATTAATGTTTAGTGAGAGTGTGAAATTTCAGGTGCAAGATTTTTGTTGCAGTCTTCCTGATAAACCCATAGACTTGTCTAAATGTACGTTTTTCCGCGTTCCAAAGGAATTTAAGGAGGAGTGCGAACCAAAACCAGTGGCGAGACCAATGGTGTTCTCAAAGAACAACATTCCCTTTTATCCTCGTTCATGCATCCACAACCAGGTCTCTTGCTTACGAAACAAATTACTACACAACATTGGTGAAGTGGGAAAGTATGGGTTTCCACTTCACTCTGTGCTTGTGTCTGTCGCGAAGAAAATTTCATCAAATATTGAACCACTAACCTGGGAGGAATGGGTAGTTCGATTTCCTGCTAGCAAAGAAGCCAAGTTGCGCAGGGAATATACTGCCCGGGAAATCGACAAGATTGAAGAAGGTCGTTGGAATGATAGTTCTGTGTTTTGCAAGTTTGAGGCTTACCCAGAACCTAAATATCCTAGACCTGTGGTTTCTTCTACTGTTGAATTCAATTTCCAGATTGGAAGATGGTTAGTGCCATTAGGTGAGTTATTCGCTGACAGCTTGCCTGACAACATATTGTTTCCGATTCATGGAGACTCTTGTCAGATTGGGGAGTTCTATGCAAATTATCAGTTCAAACATAAAGGCTCAGGTGATTTCACTTCATTTGACTCATCACAACGCTCAGAGGTTTTACACATGCTAGCTACATTTTATAGTTTGTGTGGATTGCCAACACACGTTATTACTCGTGAGTTGTCTGACACCAAAGAGATAGTGATTAAGACCATGAAAGGTCTTAAAGTCAAAGCAAAGAACATAAGATGTTCAGGCAGAAGTGCTACCTTGATAGGGAATACTGTTGTTACCATTAACACTTATTTGCATGTTATGGGTGACAACTTGATCGCATTAATGGCCAAAGGCGATGATGCGGTAACATTCACTAGAGAGGAGTCTTCACCAATTTTAGTGTCTCAACTAATGTGGAACAATGGATTCCTCGTTAAGTATGAGACTACTAATCATCTTGAAACTGAATTTTGCTCCTCGATCTTCTTGCCATTTGAGGAGTCATGTTTGTTGACTCCAAAATTGGGGCGTTTATTAGCAAAAACGTTTTGGTGTAAGGACATGCACCTATCTGAAGATGAGATGAAGGACCAATTTGTCGGAATACTGAAGGGACTTCACAAGACATTGTCAGTCGTTCCCGGAATTAGGGGGTTATATGAGCATTCTTTGTATAAGGAGAGGTTCAATCAAGTTGAAGCAATTTATCAGGATTATAATGAATATGCTTCTTTTGAGTTAACGACTAGTATTGACACCATTAGTTTTCTTTGTGATCGTTACGACATTACTGAAACTGATTTGGACGACCTAGAGAAAGAGTTGTCAATTGGGTTTCCTATTGAATTGAAATCAGAAGCAGCAATGCGGATGATTGAGAAAGATTGGGG